ACACTAAAGTATTCCCTGCTCTTTCTATTGAAACTGTTAAGTCAGCTGTTGATCCTGCAATTTTTTCTGAACCATCTGCTGCAATTGTCAATGCATAAGTATCAAATGTACCTGCGTAATCTATAAATACAACTTCGTCACCTATTGTTCCCGCAGGTAAAGTCATAGTTATTGCATTACTTGTAGTATTTACAAAATACCCTTCTCCAGCTGCAGCTGTAAAACTAGAAGTTTTTACTGCTTGCCATGAAGTACCACCTGATACTTCAGCAAAAGATAATTGACCAACTGCCGTTGTTCCTGAACCTGTAATACTAGCTACTTTTAAAAATCTGTCCGCTGTAACATTTCCTGTTGGAAACTTAAGTGTATAGCTCTGTGAACTTGAATGTGGAGGTGATTGTAGTTTAATCCCGTGGGAGTTATCTTCACAGTTAAGTTGTAAAGTTCCTGGATTGGTTCCACCACCAATTTCTATATAACCTGTTCCGTTTGGTGTTGCTATAATATTTCCATTTGCACCATCTACAATTGTAATATTACCAGAGTTTGTGCCTCCGTTTGTATCTAAAACTAAATTCTGTGCACCACTTGATGTAAGAGTTGCAGCAGCTGATCCTGTACCAATTTGTATTTCACCAGTGCCTTTTGGTCTTAACTCTAAGTTAATATTAGAATCATCTCCAACTGCACCAATCTCTGGTCCTGATCCTGTTGCAGCATTTGTAATATCAATGTGGTTTACTGCAGATCCAGTTGTTTCAAAAATTAATTGTTCGTTTCCATTTTCATCTCTGATACCGTGAGCATCATCGAAATCTATCATGAAAGAATTAGTATCTAAGTTACCACCTAATTGTGGTGAAGTATCATCAACAAGATCACTTGCTAAAGATATTGTAGAAATATTTGGATTAGTTCCATCATCTGCTTTTGCATAAGCAATTACAGTTTTACCATTTGCAACTGTAGCAGAAGTTCCTGTACCTGTTGCATATTTAAATACAACGTTCTGTGAACCAGACGTAGAATTTTTTAAGAAATAAAAGTTTTGTACATCTAAAGGTATTGTAACATTTCTAGATGCTGTAAGTGATCCTGTGAAATCTATAATTCTATGTGAAAGAGTTGCCCCTGTTGATCCATCAGATACTGATAATGTAGTGTCTCCTGAATCGGAAACAGCTTGAGTTGTATAACCACCAGATATTTGTTCAATTATCTGTAAGTTTGTATTTGTTTTTGTACCCCAAGTTCCAGCATTTTCACCGGTTGCTTGAAGTTCTACACCTAAAGGTGTGTATGATGATGCCATAAAAAATTCTCCTACGCTGCTACATCGTTATAACTTGTATTTGATCCAGTTGCAACATCCGAATATGAAGAATTCGAACCCGTTGAAAGATTACTATACGACGTATTAGAACCGGTGTCAATATCTCCATAAGCAAATATATTAGTAACTCCAACATCAACTGTTGCAGATAAACCAGTTAATCCTACTGTAATATCTGTTAATGATATTGTTCCTAAACTAGCACTAAATGATACTCCTGTTAGCCCTAAACCTTCTTCTACAGTTAAAGATCCTATACTAGATGTCATGCTAATACCAGTTAGATTAGCAACAGCACCACCTAACCCAACTATAGAACCAAGAGTGGCTTCCATAGAAAGTCCAGAAAGAATAGCGGTATCGTTTGGTATAGTTACAGAACCTAAAGTAAAGGTTGCTTCAATACCTGTTAAGTCTGCTTCTTGTGAAGAAGTTCCAGTTGCAGTTCCTTGTGTTAAAGTTATTTCTTGCCCAGAAATAATTACTGTATCGTTTGGAGCAAAAGCTGTACCTTGTGATAAGGTAAGATCTAAACCTGTCATTCCAACAGTCATGTCAGCTACAACTGGTGTACCTAACACTGCTGTAACTTCTTGACCTGTTAAGCCCATAGTTACATCATTTACTGTTAATGAACCTACTGAGAATGTTGCTGATAAACTTTCTTCTAAAACTACAGGAACAAAAGCTTCTCCCTGTGATAGTGTTAGTTCAAAACTTGATGGTGTAATTATAACATCAGGAATATCTACAGTACCAATACTAAAAGATGCTGATACACCTACTAAAGAAACTGTTTGGTCTGAAAGGTCTCCCCAACCACCATCACCACTCCAGGCTTGAGCACCCCATCCTGTTTTTAAAGTTGTAGATTGATTCCAATTAGCTTGTCCCCAGGTTAACCGGCCCCATCCTGAAGTTGTCGACATGGTCGACCTCCTACGCTAATCTGATTATTGCTGCTGTCGCGTCGTTTGCAGGAAACTCTATTTTAAAAGTTCCATTACTTGCTGTTTTGTCACCACCAAAAGCAATAATTGCTACAGAGTCAGTCGTACCTGTGCCTGTTCCTGTAGTTGTATTATAAATCATTGCACCATTCGCAGTGAAAGAAGCTGATGAGTAAGTTACATCTGAAAAATCTGTGAATGCTGTAGTTCCTGTTAAACCAACTCCTGATCTTGTAAGAGTTGCGCCTCCAGCTGTGTAAGCTGTTCCTGATGTATTTGTAACTTCGTTTGAACTTGAATAATCTGTTGTTGCTGCACCCAAAGAAGCAGAACTTGTAAACAATGCAAGTTTAAAAGTATCGCCACCAGATGACGCAAAATTGTGTTTACCTTGTAAAAGTTCTTGTTTGAAACTTGAACATATTGCCGATGTTATTGCCATAATTTATCTCCTATGGGTTTGCTGAGTTAACTGGTATACGAACAGCGCCATCAGTGTAGTCATCTCTTCGTCTTCTACCAACTTGTTCGTTAGCAAACTTCTGTATCTCTTGTTTATACTTATTTTCATATAGTGTCAACATATCTATCGGACCTTTTAAATACCCATATGCTTCTGACAAGCAGCAGTATAAAAGGCCATTTGGAAAATTAAGACTAATATAATTCGTTGTATTATCTGAGGCTAAAGTATCTGGCATTTTGTTAAAATGGACTCTAAATCTGTATGTTGTATTTGGTGTAGGAGCTACAAATATTCTTCCTGATGTAGTATCAGTATTACCTGTTGCACCACCAAACATAGCATAATATTTAGGTTGACCTTGAGCAGCAGATGTGCCCGTAATATCTTGATACTCTTGAAGATAAGTCATATCTTTTTTCTCTAACCATCTATTAGCTCCTGTGATAGCAGATCCGTTTGTATCATAAACTTGTATACCTCTTATAAATAATGCTCCTGCTGGTGCATTTATTGATTCTTGACCTGCTGCAAAATTACCTAGTTGTTGTTTTCTTTCAGCATCAATTGGTACATCTCTAAAAATTCTATATTGTGCATTTAAAATTATATTTTCTAAAACAGCTGTTGTTAAAACATTTGAATCTGTTTCAGTATAATTTCTAATATTTGTAACTAAATCACTGTAACTTAAACCAGCCATTATTTAATATCCCCTTTATGTTTTAAACGTATCTTTTTTTGTTTTGCAGTTTCTTCATACATTTCAAGATGAGGATCTTGTTTCTCAGGTTTAAATATATTTTTTATCCAATTTAAAAATTTTTTAATCATCCTTCGATAGTTATAGGCCCAACGGAACAACCGTAGCCTCCTCCTTTTACACCACCAGTTGTAGCAGTATCTGAGTTAACTGTAAAGAAGAAGAAATTTGAAATTAAATAATCAGTTGTACCTCTTCCTGGATTTCCGTCTCCTGTATCAGGAATATATTTTCCTGTTGTAACAGCGTATCCTGAACCTTGCCCTATTTGTGCTCCTGTAATTCCATCAAAATTAGGAATTGTTGCATATGCAAAAACAGGATTACCAGCTGCACCACCATTTGGGTTATATGGTGTACCGGTACCTGGTGATAGTGTGGGTGGTCCTCTAAATAAATATGTTGTTCCATTTGTTAAACCATGACCAGGAGAATAAACATTTATAATTCCAGATCCTGCAGCATATGTTTCAAAACCATTCTCTGCTATCAAAACAGTTGTAACAGGTTCTGTTCTATCAGTTCTTACATGTCTTAATGAAACACCATCAGCACTAAGAGGTTTTGGTTCTAATTGTGGTTGTTTTGGTTCAAATTCAGAAACATGTACAAACGCACCATTCCATTCTCTAACCATTTCTTTATATGGAAACTCCATACCAGATCGATCAGAAATTGCTTTTGCATGTTTTCCTGTTGCGTATTTTGGCATTATGCTCCTGGGTAGTATGCTTTTGGTGTAATGTATGTACTAGAAGCTGAACCATCTTCTGCTAATGCTCTAGCTAATTCATCTTCGTAATATAATTTCATTTGTTGAACCATTTGTGGTTGATATTTTTGTGCAAGATAAAATGCTAAACCTGCAACCATACAAGGTACAAACCTAAATGGTATATCAGATGCATTTGTATAATCTCCTACATCTTGAATTCTTTTTATGTAATAGAAATGCATATCTTTAGATGCATTAGTTGAATCTGGTGTTGGATAAACACTGATACTAACATGATCAATAAATCTTTGAACCCAGTATTGATTAGGTGTACCTTTTGAAAGTTTATTAGAGAAACCTGCATAAGTTGATCTATCAACTTTACTCATAGGACTATCTGATTGAGTTGTTTGGGTTCTATTAGATCTTAATTGTGCTTCAAGGACATCGGATATTCCATAAATACCATTTGGATTTGATGTAGCACTCGTACCATCATCACTAGATCTAAAAAACTTATATTCAGCTTGTCCTTCTATTAGATCAAGATCAAGTTCTCCTATTTCCCAATAGTGAATACCTCTATTACCCCATTCTTGAAATAAGATATTAAGAGATCTTCTTGCAGATTTTAATTGATAACCTGCTACAGAATTTAATCCAATACGTTCAAAAGCATCTTCTATTATTTCATCAATAGCAAATGTTTTATCGAACGTTGTAGTGCCCGAGGTAGTGTTAGCCATTTAGCCTCCTAGCCAGTATATCCAATTGTGACAGAAGTAGTATTAGTTAAATCTAAATATATTCCAGTTCTACATCTAATACCGCTTCCTGGTACATAAACGTCTAAACCTTCTGTTCCACAATTTGCTTCATACACTAAAGCTCCAGAATCACTTGTTCCGTCGTAAATTTTAACATTACTATTAGCTACGCCTTCAACTTGAATATAAGTTATTCTAGCTGGTCCAATAAATGAACCTGAAGCGTCTGTTGCTTTGCCAAATCTACCGTCAGAAGTTCTGCATGAAA